GAACACCTGGAACTGGAACAGCACTTGGTACAGGTGGAGTACCAGTTGGTACAGGTGGAACACCTGGAACTGGAACAGCACTTGGTACAGGTGGAACACCTGGAACTGGAACAGCACTTGGTACAGGTGGAACACCTGGTGGTACGGGTGCGCTTCTTCTTGTTATCTCTTCCAAGAGCGTGGTCTGCTTTGTTATCAATTCACTGACTTTGGCTATTGCAGCACCCTGCGTTGTTATTTGCTGAGATGTTAGTGCTGTTGCTTTACGGGCTTCTTCGCTCTGTGTTCCATATAGGAATGCTCCAACATTACCACCACCAAGGAACTTTGGCATGGTTTTGCCCAATATTCCTGTGCGTTCTAATCCTATTTTTGCAATATTGGTGAAGAAATCCCCAAATCCTTCTCCTCGCAATGCTCCAAACAGACCACCAGTAAAGGATTTAGAGACTACTTCACCTGCAAATCCCTTCAACCCTTTTTTGTATTGTTCGGTTGTTCTCTCTATTCCCTTTTCACGAACAACAATATCCTTTTCCAAAGCCTTTATTTCATCGTTAAGAACATTGATAGTTTTTTCACGAACTGTGAGTTCTTTATCTAATCTATCTCTCTCTGCTCTGTCTACTGTATTTGATAGTTCAGTTGAAGCATCTTCGTATACTTTCTTTTCACTTTCAAATCTATACTTTAGAAGTTCAAGGCTCTGTTTTTCTCCTGCCATCTGACCAGCCAAGCGTTGTTGGATAATCTCACGCTCTTCATCAGTTCTGGCTGTGGCAAATTCTTGTAGAAGATTCCTATAATTTGAGGAAAACCCTTCGCTTATTGTGCGATTGGCTTCAATTCTTTTTTCTTCTGCATCTATTGATTTGATCGTGGATTCACGGAGTCTTTCCTGTTCACGGATTCTTTCACGCAGTATTTCCACTTCACGCTTTACTTCATCCTTACTCTTGTTGCTGATATTCTGTTTTGTAATACTGATTTCATCTTCAATTCTCAGTATTTCTCTTTTTGTCTGTTCTTCTATGGATATTCTGCTCTTTTGAGCATCTTCCAATAGAGATCTTGTTCTTTCTTCTGTTTCAGTGGTGGTTTTCAGTTCAACTCTCACTGCTTGCTTCGTTTTGAATGCACTGCGCTCCATAAAGGAGAGTGTACCCATTAGCGATTCTTCCATCTGAACGGCAAGATTTCTTATCGAATCTTCATTGGATATCTTTGCCAAGAGGATGATGCTCTCGGCGGCTCCACGCAACTGAGCAGCCTGACGACCATAGACACCACCCAATTGCTTTAGACCCAACCGAACACGGGGAATCTCCACCTTGCTCAAAGAGACAAGTTCCCTGTTCAAATCACGAATTTGAGCAGGGTCTAGACCCCCCAAGTCTATTGTTGGTAGTGGTTGTGCTGCCATTTACTTCTTTCTCTTGGCGTTTGCAGCCTTTATCTTTGCGTTCTCTGCTTCGATGCGTTTGTTCTCTTCCTCAACCCACGCTCGGAGTAGAGAAACATAGATGTCTCTTTCCCACGGCATCATGTTCTCAATTTCTGTCAGACTGTATTTATGGTGCTGCATCATCTGAAAATTGAGATTATAGTAATTTGTCAGGTTGTTGTGGGCGAGGCAGAGCCGAAAAAATCTTCAACTCCACGAAGAATCATTTGCTTCTCGGTTCCGCAATTTGGACAACGGAAGTTCACTTTTTTCTCTACACGGGGCATATTTGAGATGAATTCTATGACCTTTTTGAAGTTCTCTGTTGGTGTTTCTTCAATAAATTGGATAAGTTCTTTCTCGCTGTACTGCTTTGGGTCATAGGATTCGTTCTCGTCAAATATAGAATCAATGCATTTTGCTATAATTTTGAAAACGGTTTCTGTGTCTCCTGACCCTACTGCCTTCTCTGGGTCTATCTTTTCCATCATTTCTAATTTAGGATAAACAAGAGTTATTCCTATTTTATCAGATAGCATGACCTTATATGGAATTTCTATTTTATTCTCTTCGTTTACCTTTATATCAGCAAGATTTATCCTTAGTCTTCCTTGTGTGGAGCACTTGGGACACACAACAACTGGTTCCAAAGACTCTCCTATAGATTTTCCTCTTATTTGTATGAATAGGTATTCAATATCAAAAACGGCAAGATCATTGATGTTTATTTCGGTTGTTATGCAATTCTTTAGAATTTCCTTCAAGGCACGATACTGTGCCTTTTTATCTCCTGTTTCCAATGCCAACAGGAGTATTTTTTCTTCTTTGACCAAAAATGGTCTGAATGAAATTGTTGCTCCTGTTGATGGTATAGTTGTTTCGTATGTTGGAATTCCTATCTTTGGTAGTGCCATGCTATAGTCCTTTTTCTAATGGTATAGTTTTCTCTTGTATCTATGTTCATTTTAAGATGTTATTGAAGGTATGAGATGGCAATGGAAGGTTGCCGTCAACTTTATGTACTCACCGCCTTCTGTTGAAAAGGCTATTGCTTGGATTGCCGTTGGATATGTTCCTATTACTGTTACTTTAGGAGTAAATCTACCTAAACCCGATGAACCACCACTGAGCACATTTCCTGCGTATATTCTGCAATTGTTTTTCAAACAATAATCATCAAAATAGCCAGTTTTAACAACCCCAAGTGAGTCTACGCTCTTTGCCTTGCTCATCCATTTTTCTATAGCAGCACGGAGTTTGAAATCTGGTTTGACTCTCCATGTTACTTCTAAATCTTCAAAAACCATCTCAGTTGCTATTTTTGCTGTGGCAGAATTTGCTGTTCTACTATCACTTGTTGTGATTGATCTTGCAGGGATATTCAGTGCTTCAACATAATCGTTGTATTCGTTCAGAGGAGTTCCATCTGGCCCACCCCAAAGAATATCATAGTCCGAATTTAGAACATACTCAGCACCCTTCTGTAGATTTGCAAACACTTCGCTTACTGGTTTTGGCATCAGTTATCTCCAAAAGTTATGCTTTGTATGAATTTTCTCATGGCTCTTCTAGATTCTACCCATATTCTTGCTTCTTTTGCCTTCACGAAGTTTTCAAAAGGAAGAGAAACTGCATTTCCCCACTCGTTTGATGGAATCAAAATGGGTCTTCCTATTATTTTATCTGGATCGTAGGAGCGTATACAGGGAACACCAAAGACAAATCTTCTTGTCTTTAGAAGGTCATAATTGACTCGAAAATGTCCAACCCCCTTTGGGGGCATTTTTTCTCCTGTTCTTGCATGAGCCATCCTCAGTAATCTATCTATTAACTCCCCTCTCAATTCTGGATCAATATAGTGAAGATTTATTCCAAGAATATTCTCCGTTTCTTTTTCTACAGGAAGAGTTATGATTAGAGGAGTTAGATCATAATATGGTAACTCTGATTTTGTTTTTGGTCTGTATATGAAGGTAAACATTCTTCCAGGAAGTACCATGAATGCCTTTGAGGACATTCTTCTTTTATCACTGAGCAAATCACTTGTAAGAGTGTCATCGGGTAAAATAAGATTTCCTGAGTTTATCTTTTCTAAAAACCACTGCGTTGCTCCAACAGAAGATCCAGATTTTTTGGTTTCCTCTATGATTGCACGGTTCATGTCTAAAAGCAGGTCTTTGCTTTTGGATAAGTCTATTTTTGGTTTTTCTTTTGCCATCAGAATATGTCATCCTCTGTCAAAACTATGAATTCCCATCCTCTTTCTTTTGCAAAGAACGAGGCTGCTTCCCATTTTTCTTGATTCACTGCCCAAGTCTTTGCTTCATATATGTAGTTTGATTTTTGCTTTTTAGTGCCATTTTGGGGTTGCTTTGGCTGCTTGCATTGTTTTTTGGGTTTGATCTCGACAAGAGAAACCTTTGTGATTCCCATAGAGTCTTTGCTTTCTATTATGAAATCAACGAAATAGTTATGTTTTCTTCCATCCAGGGGGGAGATGTAGGGAATTTTCACAACTTCCGATCCCCATTTAGTGATGTTTGCATTCGTATCGCAATAGACCATAAACCTTCTTTCCCATAGTGATCTATAGTTTATCTCGTTTACATCTCCAACATACTTTTTTGGATTTTGTGGTTTGTATTTTCCTTTGTAGGACATTATTTGTATTCTCTGATAAATACGGAAGGAGGAATAGATGGCAATACGATATCCAGCAAAACTTCAAGACAGCAAAGTTCCTTATGTTACTTTCTCTTTCTTTGATAAAGCAGAGGGAAAGGCAAGAGGAGGAGATATCATTCTATTTATGCCTCCTGCGTTTCAAATCACAGACGGTCAAGACTATGAGTTTGCGAACGAAGGAATAGGAGGACAGATATTCACTGCGCTGGAAGATGGAGCATATGGTGCAGGAGCCGCTGCTCTAGACGCAATAACCAGAAAAGTTCTCAGTATATCCGGTGATGCGGCACAAGCCGCAGCCGCTCAAGGTCAAGCGGTTCGTGATCCAAAATTCTTCAATTACAAAGAGCCACGACCCCGTGAGTTCACCTTTAACTATAAATTTGAACCAAAGAATGCTGCGGATGCCGAGGCAATGGTGGCAATTATCAGAACATTGAGAATAGCATCGTATCCAGAGGCACTTCCTGGTGGAAGAATGTATAAAGTTCCAGATTCAGTAACAATGTCTTTCAAAAATGTCAAAACTACTCTAGGTAAAGACTCTAATGTAAAGATAGAGAATCTTGTCATAAAAGAACTAAATACAACACTTTCCGAAGGAGATCAAATGACAACATTTGATGATGGTTCTCCGACACAAGTAAGTCTACAGATTCAATTAGCAGAAACAGCACTACTAACAAAGACAAGTGTAACATAAAATGGCATTCAAATATTTCTCCAAATTGCCCATTATTGAATATCCTCTTTCCAAGACTGAAAACAAAAAGGCAAGAGACATACTACATCGTATTTTCTTTGACCAAAAATTCTTGAATAACAGCGAATATGTCAGAGAATATCGTGCTCTTGATGGGGACAGACCAGAGATAATAGCAGACAAACTGTACGAAAGACCTGATCTCTATTCCATCATTATGATGCTCAATGATTTTGATGTCACAATGATGTCTGGTCTTCCAGTTAGTTCTGCTGTTTACGATGACTATATCAAAACAAAATACTCTGATTCTGTCTACTATATTGTACCATCATTATCTTACAACTCTATTTTAACTGGCAGTTCATTTGGAAATAGTGGTGGATATGTGTTTCCGATGTTTGGATATGGTTTTGATGTTGGTGAAAAAATCTTTGCAAGCGATAAAAATGGATTTCAAATCTATGATGTTAGAGCATATGTCAAAGAATGGAATCCTGTTATGTCTGCCCTTAAACTTGATGTCATATCGGGAAGTTTTCCAGAAGGAACAACGATAAGTAATCAAGATGGAAGTGTAAATTATCGAATCTCTCATGTTAAAGAAGGAAGAAAGGCTCTTCATCATTTTGAAGCCAATACAACAACAATATCTGGAGGAATTCCTCTCATAAAGGGTTCAGTTATTGATCCTCTTTCGAGAGTGGATTCTCTAGGAACAGGAATAATGGTAACTCCAATGGGAGTTGCAAACAAAAGCAGTTCTGGTCGTTTTGCTCCGAGTGGGTTGCCAAATGGATTCACAGGCTCATATGGAACTACCCTTATCTATTTCTACAATTTCTATAAAGGAGATTTGAACTTTGCTTGGAAAGACTTTATCAAGATAGTTACAAACGAAGAACAAGAAACAAGAACACAAGAGAAAAAAAGGCTAATAACTGTTCCAACGCAAGAAAGAACAAAACTAGGAGAATTGGTTTCCACAGTTTCTGAAATATTAGACAACATTCAAACAGGATAAATCATGTCAGGAAGACCATACGGAAAATCTCTCGACTACGAAATCGAATACATCACCGTTGGTAGTATTCAAAAAGACGATATTGGAGACATTGTATACATTCACGATAATGCAAACGATGTTGCCCGTTGGCAATCGGTTTCCATATACGAAGATCTTTTCTCAAACTTTATGACTTGTGAGATTGCTCTTTATGACCAAGACGGATTGTTTCTAAACAGATTTCGAACTGACGAGGCTATTGTCATAAAGTTCAAAACACCTGATCTGGAAGGAAAATCCTTTCAACCAAGAAAACACTATTTCTATCTCTATAAGATAGACTCTATTGCAATAACAGGAAAACCACCAGGTGCTTTCTATGTTCTAAAGGGAATATCATTCGAATATTTCTACAACATTCTCCGAACATTCTCTAAAGCATACAAGGGTAAAACAAACGAAATTGCTGAAAAGATATACAAAGAATACCTTGATGCAAAAGATGTAAGAACCGTAAAGAAGCAATTTCGAATGGGAAGAGACACAAGACATGAGATGAAATTCTCTTTTCCTTATGTCAATCCTGTTGATGCAATAAATCACCTTGCTTCTGTGTCCATAGACAGTGTAAATAAAGATATCTGCAACTATGTCTTCTTTGAAAATAAAGAGGGCTTCAATTTTATAAGCATTACAGAGTTGATTGAGTCTCCAAGAGCAATACACAAATATAAAACGAGTAGAATGCAAGAAGACTCTTTTCTTGAATTCAAAAAATACTTCTTCGATACAATCAAAGTAACTCCAAGAAAAACGGGAGACAAAATCATCGACACGCTTGATGGCGTTCACGGAGAATATTTTGCAGACTATGATCTCTTGTACAAAGAATATGTCCCTTTCGCTGATCCCAACAACAAATTACCAGGGTCTAGTTCTGCCCCTTATTGGGGAAAGAGATATTTGGACTATTTCCCAAAAACAAAACATCTGAACAAACTGCCGATGCTCTCACCAGAAAATAATGTGTTCAAATATCCATTAGGAAGAAATCGTATTTGCTTTTCTAGTCGAGCACTCTATTCTGATTTGGAAAAATCAAGAAGAAGAGGAGTTCCAGATGAATGGAAAATGTATCAGACACACGAAGACGAATATTCATTCCAACGAAGATCAATGATGCAGCAGATAAATGCATTTTCTGTTGAAATAACGGTTCCAGGAAATAGCGATTTGACCGTTGGTGATATTGTTGATTTTGATACCGTTATCTACCGTACATCAGATAAGGATAAATACCTTACAGGAAAATACATCATTTCCGCCGTCAATCATCAGTTTACTCTTGACACTTATCAATCTGTTGTAATGTTGTCAAGGGATTCTCTTACTTCTGATGACTTTGATGACGCTTCTGATGCTGGAGAATAAACCATGAGTGCTGTTGATTATATTGCAAAAAATCAGTTTGTCTGGTGGCAGGGTGTGGTTGAGGACAACCTAGACCCAATGAAATTGGGAAGAGTAAGGGTAAGAATTGTTGGACATCATAATCCAGACAAAGAAGAATTGCCTACAGATGATCTTCCTTGGGCTTTGCCTATATTGCCAGTAACAAGTGCAAGCACATCAGGAGTGGGCTTCTCTTCTGTTGGACTGGTTCCAGGATCAGTTGTGATTGGATTTTTCAGAGATGGAGAACTTGCACAGCAACCTATAGTCTTTGGTTCAATAATGGGAGCACCACTAAATGGCCCTCCTGGAACATCGTTTGGTTACGGCGACCCAAGATTGACTCTCCAAAATGGAGTTTACACTCCTGATATTGCTAAAGTTGGCTCAACTGGCTCTGGCAGATATGCTCCAAGATCGGGGAGTTATGTTGGTGTTACCTTCGATCCTTCTGGAAGATCAAGAAGAGGTGCAGGGCAACCTTCATTTGGTGGTATTTCAAGATACTCCTATGATTGGTATAAAAAAGGAATAACCCATACAAATTCTGCATTTGGAAACATCTATCCACGATATTGGGGAGGCCCAACAGGCTCAATCAGTCCCATTACAGATACAAACCCTCTTGCCGGTGGTTGTGGCCCAACTCACGGGTCTT